GCTAAAAGTAATATAATTTCCGACAAACGCAGTGGGGGCGTATGCGCTTCCAATAAAACCTGCAAATGGGATTGGTTCAAAATACCTCTGACACAACGCCAGCTCCTGCCCATAACTGCGCCGCTCAAACGGGGTGGCGACGGTGCCGGGTTCTAGTTGGACGCCGGTGATGTAGAAGGTGGCTCCAGAGTTAGCGATCCAGTTCACGCAGCCAGACGTGCGAAATACGTTTGATCCTGCCCAGGTGCCTGCTGTTCCGTTGAAGTTTGTCCCGGAGCCAAAATCAAAGATGATGCTGATACCAGTGGTGTTGCCAGTGCTCCAAGTGCCTGTCGTGTCTCCAGCAATGGTTATAGTTTTGTATTCCCAGGTGTTTACAGCGTTGATCGTATAGGTGAAAACGTAGGCTCTAGTGTCGTTGTCGTTGTGAAGTGCTGCGCCGTAGGTTCCAGTGACGCTAGATCGCGCCCAGAACGACATGGTGACGGTGGCAGCACCAGCAGCACCAAAGCCAAAATCAGCGGTGTTGAATCCCTCGATCCTGTGCTGCAGAAGGTAATAGTCGCCAGCAGCAATAGACGAGTCAGCAGTTGATACGGTTAGCGAGACGCTGTTTGTGAATCCAGCAGGCGCAGTAGTAGACCGCTGTGCGGTGATCACGCCACCACCAGCAAAATCCTGCCGGAACCTATCTACTGGGTAGGAGCCGTTGGTGTTAACACTCGCCCCAGCATTCCTCTGATCAATCCGCATATCCCCGTTGATGATGCGGTTGCGGGTGCCAGCCAGCGGACCACCGTTCAAGTTTTTGACCCGCACCTGATCGGTGCCGGCATCAATGACGAACAGGTTCGGCTCGGTGTCTCCCTCAATTCTGAAGTCAACGTCTGCGCCGGTGTCGTTGAAGACCACCTCAGTCGCGCCGTTGAAGTTGACGCGCTGCACGCCAGCCGTTGCTACGCCAAGCTGATCAACGCCGGGACTGTAGAGGCCCGTGTCTGTGCCGCTGTCCTTGAAATACAGCGACGGTGCTGCGCCGGTGCCGTTCTCCAGCGCAATCGTTGACCACTCGCCATCGAGCTGGAACAGCGTCACCCATGCGCTGTTGGCGGCGTTGCGTTGCTTCAACACACCGGCCGTTGTATCCGCCCAAAACTGGTAGGCGTAGGTGTTGCTGGGTTCAACCGCGCCGCTGTTGTTGCTGACGATCGCAGACAGTGCGTTGTTCAGGTCAGCGCGGAACGCAGCACCAGACTGGTTGGAGATGTTGTAGTCGTGTTGGGCCATACGTTAGGACTCCTTGCCGTAGCCGATTGCCGTGTAGGTGAACTGCCTGCTGATGGCACCGCCGGAGCTGTTGCTGAAGGCTACCTGGAATCCGGTGCGTGTCACGCTGCTGATCGTGAAGTAATCGCCAGTCTGCATGTTAAAGGCGGTGAGGCCGACTGTCGGCGCTTGGTAGAAGGGCTTGGCAAACGTTGCCGTGTAGGTGCCGGCGCCGCTTGTGAGCGTTGCTGATTGCTCGATGCGTTGCTGCAGCTCCAGCTCAGCGCCCAGCTCGTCGATGACGATGTTCTGGCTGGTGTCGTTGCTGGTGGCCACCACCTTGAATTGGAAAGCACGACCACGCACGATTGCGTTGCTGAACTCACGCCATTCGCTCCAGGTCGGGGATGCACCGGGGTTGTCGTCGGTGCTGCGGACGTAGAGCAGCGCGTTGACGGCATCGAGGTTCTGCTCGTCAATCTCCGGCCAGATGTCGATGTCGTCCAGCTTGTCGTCCCACAGTGCAGCCGGCAGGTATGGGCGTGTGACGAAGCGACGGCGCATGTTGACATCGAACACGGTGCCCATGTCCCATGTACTGCCGAACTCGTACTGGCCGGTGGGCTTAACACCACCCACGCTGTCGATGGATGCCAGCGCGTCCCAGTTGCCGTCGATGGCCATGCTGTCCACCGGATCACCACTGGCGAGGATCAGGCCGTCTAGTTCCGAGTTGTAGAACATGTCAGTGACGTTGCCGGAGAACGGTGGCGTCTCTTGGTCTTCTGCGTAGGTCTTGATCAGCAAGCGCGGCTGTGGCGTGGGCAGGTCCACCACTGCGGTGGTTGCTGTCGCTGATCGCCGGCCGCCGTCATCCTCGAACTTGAGCAGATAGGTGCCCTCCAATAGCGGCACCTGCTTTTGCGTCTGGCTGCCGGCGGCAGCGGTGACGATTTCTTGGCTGTTTTCCCAAGTGGCGCCGGTGAGCGCGACGTTGTGGCGGATCAGCACTTTGCCGCCGAGCAGCACGTCCAGCTCAGTGGAGCGATCCCAGCTCAGGATGGCGCTGGCCTCATCAATGGAGATTAGAGAGACACCCGTGACAGCGACAGGGGGGGCGGTCTTACCGACTGCACTCAGCGTCAGCTGAGCTGGTAATGCTGACAGCCGCAGACCTGCGCTGATGCTGTAAACCTCCACCTCATAAGTGTCGGGGTCAATGTCGAGGATCTCGTAATCAGGCCGGCTTACGGTGTCACTGCTCCAGTTTCCGCCCTGTTGCCGCCAGCGGATCCGATAGTCAGTGACGCCAACCACGGTCTTCCAGCTGATGATCAGCTTGACCAGTGCCTGACCATTGCTTTCGTAGATCACCTCTTCGTAGCCGATGTTGGTCGGCGGAGGTGGGATGACATTCAGGTTGGTGACATCGCGCTGTTGCAGCGCAGCGCCCCGCTCGATGTAGTCGTATTTGCTGGCGTTGTAAGCCAGCGCGCTGACCGCGTACTGTGCGCCTTCCTGCTCCTGCACCGCCAGCACACGCCAAGTGGAGGTCTGCAGGTCACTGGTCTGGTAGATCCAGACGCTGTTGACGTTGGGTGCTGCGCTGAACGCTTGGCTGACGGTGACCACTGCACCGCTGCGGTTCAATACCGGCCGGCTCTGCACGGTGCCATCGGGCAGGATGACCGACAGCGTGCCGCCAGATGTCGGTAGGCCGGTGGCGTCATCCACCGTGACCGCGGTAGTGGTTGCGGCATAGATCCGGCCACCACGCCGGCTGCCAGCGCGCATCGGGTCGCTGATCTGGATCACTTGCCCAGGCCGCACCACGACACCGGCATCAATCGAGGCCGTGAAACTCACCACCTCCGACTCGTACTGCTCGGAGTAGAGCAGCCATTCACCGATGCGGCTGGCCTGACCGCGCGAGGTGCAGGCGAAGGCACTGATCTCGGTCGTGACCACGCCGTATTTGCTGATCGCGGCCTGATCCTCCACCACCTCGTAGGCAATGTCTCGTGTGGCAAGGTCCATGTAGCTGACCACTGCTACGGTCGGCCGGCCCTTCCGGCTGCTGCCTTGGTAGCTGAAGCCTTCCTCTGAGACGTTGGCCAGCGTGAACAGGTAGGCGGCGTCTGATGGCTTGTCCTGGCTGATCGTCAGCGCGCCGGTGCTCCAGTAGGGCATGGCCCGGAACACTGAGCACATATCGTTGATCAGCTTGTACGCCTCTTCTGCGGTCTGGATGTTGACGTTGCAGCTGAAGCGGGGCTCCCAACCACCGAAGCCGTTCGGCACCAGGGCTGAGGCGTACTGGCTTGCGGCATAGAACGCCCACTTGTCGAGCTGTGCCGCATTGATGTGATCACCGAAGCCGTAGCGGGTTGAGGTGAGCAGATCCCACAAGATCCACGCCGGATCTGAGCACCACTGCGCTGCACTAAAGCTGCCGTTCCACACGCCGCTGTAGACCAGCCGGCCGGTGCCCTGATCCACAGTCGCGTTGTTTGGGATCTGAACCTTGATGCCCCGGACCAGGTAGGAGCGGGTGGGGATGCTGTTGAACTGCTCAGCATCAACGCGCAGGCCCACAAGTGCGCTATTTGGGTAGCGCAGCTTGGCGTAGGTGATCTCCGTGTAAGTAGACCAATTAAAAGCGTTGATCAGCTTGGCGCTACCGCTGTCCGCCGTGACACGCGTCACGCGCACATCAACAGGAAACGCGCCGTTGAAGTTGACTAGGTAATCGCGCTGATAGGAATCGGCCGTGCGGCCAGAGATTGTGTCATCAATGACGGTGCTAAATCCGCCGCCGTTATATTGCACAGCGATCTGCAGACGCACATCGGTGCCTTTGATGTCGCCCTTGTCGGTGAACTTCTGCAGCTGCGGCACCGTGATAGTGACCCGCATCGCATCGACATTGGTGTCGGTGACTGTGCGCGTTAGCGGGCTGGTGGTGGTGACTTCAATCCCAACGGGCTTTTCTTCCTCAACAGCATCTGTGCCGGGGATATAGCCCTGCGCCTGCGTGCCGTTGCGGGTGGTAACTTCTACGCCTTCAAAGTTCAGCGTGCCGTTTGGGTTCTGAATCGGGGTGTTGTTGAGATAGATCGACTGCAGCCCGTTTTTTAGCCCCTGAATCTCGCCCTCGCTGATCAGGTCCAGAACCTTGGCGTATTGCGTACTGTTGAGGTTGTCCTTCTTCTCCTTGGGCTTGCGCGAGCTGCCGCCGCCCTTACCGCCGCCACCACCTGCGCCGATGATCAGATCGTCAGTCATGCGCTCACCTGCACGGTGTCAATACCGGCTGAGATGACGACGGAGCCGACCAGCGTCTCGCCATAGACAATCGGCACAGGTACGCCCTGCCGGCTGGTCTGCTGGGTGCCACTGAAGCTGTAGGACTTGCGCGGATCTTTCTCGGAATCCTTGCCGGTGTTCATCGTCGGCACTGGTGTCAGCAGTTGGGCGACACCGCCGATGATCAAGCTGGCGCCGACGCCAACGATCAGCTGCACACCCAGCGCGCCGATACCGGGCACAAACAGCCCCACCGCAACCAGCACGGCGCCGGCAATGATCCTGCCCACCGCGCCAGCACCCGCCATCACCGGCACGATCTTGATCTCCTGCTGACCAGCCGGGTCGTGCAGTTCATCCGCGGTGAGGTCGTAGCCGCCCACGCTCACCCGGTAGTGCTGGTCCGCCATGTGCTGCTCCAGCTCCGGCCAGTTGGCGATCAGGAAGCGCACAGCCTCGGCTGCAGTCGCCACATCAGCCTCCAGCACACGGTGACCGATGAACTTGGCGAGGCGCCCATAGATCCGGATCCTACGAAGCATGGCGCAGCCTCCTTCCGGTGCATTTTAGGAGCCAGCCGCCATACAGATCACGCGACGACAGGCGCCCTTGGATGTGGTGCAGAACTGTCTGATCGCCAAGGTAAACAGCGCAGTGATTGAGGCCGGGGCTGCTCATCGACATCAGCAGCAGGTCGCCCGGCTCTAGCTGCTCGTCCTCATCCAGCTCGCGGAATCCGGTCGCCTTCCAGCAGCGGTCAAACATCGGATTCGCCAGGAACGCATCTGGGTCGAGCGGCCGCTCCCAGTCGCGCAACTGCAGGCCCTGCTCGGCGTACCAGTCGCGCGCCAGGCTCCAGCAGTCGGTGACGCCCCACACCCACTGCCTGCCAATCAAAGGCGCCTTGTAACCGCTCGGCTGGCAGCCGCCCCATGCTTCGGTTTTCGGATTAACGATGTGCCACTCAAGGCCGCTGCGTTCGCAGCTGACCAGATCCGCCTGACTGGGCTCTGGCGGTGTGATCGGGTGGCTGTGGACCACGGCGATGATCTCGCCGGCATCTTCCGCTTCTGCCCAGTCGTCAGGGTTGAGCACAAACTGCTCAGTGCCTGATGCAATGTTGCGGCAGGGCCAGTAACGCTTGCGCCCCTTGACCACCACCAGCAGGCCGCAGGCTTCGCAAGGATCTTCCGCCTTGGCGTGTTCAAGTGCTGCGGTGCGCCAGCTCATGTGTAATACATCCCGACGCCGGGGAAGGAGCCAAACGGCAGCTCGGCATTGCCGCCAAAGTGGGCTTTGCAGGCGTCTAGCGTTTTGTCGCAGCTCGGCAGTCCGCCGGCGTAACCGCACTCTGCAGAGCGATAGACCCACTGGCAGATGTTGGCAATGCACTGCCGCTTCGGTGCGCGCACACCAGCAAGGTCAAACGCAGCCGCCAGCTCGAACTCAACCACGTCGCGGGTTTCAGCTGTCTTGCGGTCGATGTAGTAGATCTCACGCGGAAACTCAGCCGTAGGGTCCGGCGTGCCGTAGGGGTTGGTGCTGCCGGGGAAATTAACCGCGTCGAGATACCTAGCCAGCGTGCGGATGCGCGTCACCTTTGCGCCCTCCAGACCTGCCGGCAGGCTCAGCAGCAGTGCTGTGATGGTGCCGAGGATGTTGGACGCACGCAGCTTCGGCCGCGGCAGCTGGCCGTTTCCGCTGTACTCAAA